TATGTCGCGTGACCGCAATCTTCGTGATCGCCCAAAGTTCGACATGGTTGTTATTGATGAGGGCCACCACGCGGCGGCTCCAACATATCGTAAGGTGATCGACGCAGTTCTTGAAGACAACGAAGACGCAGAGATTGTGGGCTTTACAGCCACTCCAAACCGCGGTGACGGTAAGGGATTGCGAGACGTTTTTAACAACTGCGCACACCAGATCGAAATGGCGACTTTAATCCGAGAAGGCTTTCTCGTTCGCCCCAAGTCATATGTCGTTGACCTCGGCGTAAACGATCAACTCGACAATGTAACGCGCCGCGGCAAAGAATATGACATGGAGGAAGTCGCCGCGATTATGGATCGCAGTGTGATTAACGAGCGCATCGTAGACGAATGGAAAGACAAGGCGGGGGATCGCAAGACCGTTGTGTTCTGCTCAACCGTCTTACATGCCGAACACGTTTGCGAAGCATTCTTGCGCGCTGGTATTCGTGCTGATTTTGTAACGGGTGATACACCCAAAGAAGATCGCGCTGAAATGCTGCACGATCTTGAGTTCGGTGATTTGCAAGTTCTAGTCAACGTCATGGTGCTTACAGAGGGATTCGACGCTCCTCCTGTGTCATGTGTTATTCTCACGCGCCCATGCTCTCAAAAGGGCACAATGGTTCAAATGATTGGGCGCGGTCTGCGCATCCTTGATCCTGAGCTTTATCCAAACACAATCAAAACCGATTGCATCGTTTTGGACTTTGGAACGTCAATTATTACGCATGGCGCATTAGATGAAACTACAAACCTTGATGGTGCAGAAAAAGGCGTAGGCGGAGAATCGCCTACAAAAGAATGTCCAGAGTGTAACAGTGAGGTTTCTGCAAATACGCGCATCTGTCCAATCTGTGAATATGAGTTCCCGCGCAAAGAGAAAGACGTTCTGGATAGCTTTGTAATGACAGAATACGATCTTATGCAGCTATCCCCATTTATGTGGATTGATCCATATGGCCTTGGCAAAGTAATGATGGCTACAGGCTTTCAAGGATTTGCTATGGTAGGTCACATTGGAAAATACTGGATCGCTATCGTAAAGGCCCAGAATGGGCGTCCACGGGTTGTTTCAATCGGTGAGAAGGTACAAGCGATGGCTGCGGCTGATGATTTCTTGAGAGAGATCGAAGACGGAAACGCAGCGAACAAATCTAAGCGGTGGCTAAATCAAGCGGCGACTCCAAGGCAGAAAGAATTGTTGCGCAAATACGAAGTGCAAGTTAGTGAAATGGACTTCTCTTGGACAAAATATAAAGCTGCGTGCTGTCTGGGGTACTATTTTAACAGAGATGCAATTGATAGACTTGTTGCAGATAATTGGAAAAAACTTACGGGAAAAGATTATGCAAAGATGTGAAACATTAGATACGGCTAAGGAATATGTAACCAAAGATCGTGCTGCAACGCACGGTGATATGGAGTCAAATTTGACAACCATAGCAAATCTCTGGTCAATTTACTTAGATACCTTGATTAAACCACATGATGTAGGGGCAATGATGACTATGCTTAAAATCGCTCGTATAAAGTCCAACCCACATAACCCAGATAATTGGATTGATGGATGTGGATATTTGGCGTGTGGAAACGAACTTTCTACAGAGAAAACCTAATGCCTAGATTCGAGCTTCATCTGTTTACAATATCAGAAGGTGATGAGGGAATAAAAAGCTCAGAGTCTAAAGCTATGTGCTGGGTAAAAGATAGCAGCGATATAGAAGAAATAGAGGACGTTTCTGACAGGGTAATATCTGAAAACATTGAAAGCAATCCAGACTTAATTATGTTTGGAACCGCTACCATAAAGGTCAAAGATCAACTGATAATGACTTTGAGCTTTAGGAATGACAATGTAGACGAAGACAAGATGAACAGAATTTTTGACTTAATAGAAGCTGAAGGGGAGACAATACATTGAGTGAGGTAGATACAGCGCCAGAACCCATGAAGGAATTGGCAAACATATTAGGAGTATTCGGGTGGGGTACAAGATTTTCAGATCTTACTGAAGCGCAAGTACATACTCTAATATTTGGAATTCAAGAATCAAAACGTCTAGCAGCGGAGATCGACATTGGAACACTCGAAGACACCTACTTTAAGTCAACAGGCACTTGGCCCTCTACTTCAATCCCGTTCTAAGACAAATCCGATTGCGGACAAAATAACAGAAGCGGTAGACCAAGCGATTGTTGCAGGGGAAGAGAAACGGGAACGCAGAAAGTACATCGGTGCGTCAAGCATCGGGGATGAGTGCTCGCGCAAAGTACAGTACAGATACCTCAACTACCCTATAGACGCTGACAAGGCGTTTAGCGCCCGTACACTGCGCATCTTTCAGTTCGGGCATGAGATTGAGGATTTCGCTGCAAAGTGGCTGAAAGACGCTGGTTTTGATCTGCGTACAGAAGACAAAGACAACAATCAGTTTGGCTTCTCTATTGCTGATGGCGAGATACGAGGGCACATAGACGGCGTAATATGCGATGGCCCTGTAGCTATGGGCTACCCTGCTTTATGGGAATGCAAATCAGCTAATGACAGCAAGTTTAAAGCGTTTGTACGCCACGGCGTTGAGAAGGCGAACAAGACCTACGCAACTCAATTGGCGCTCTATCAAACCTACATGGATTTGAAAGAAAACCCTGCGTTGTTTACGGTTATAAATAAAAACACCTCAGAAATTTATTATGAGCTAGTGCCTTACAATGCAAAACTAGCTCAAGAGGCGAGTGACCGAGCGGTAAATATCTTGACGGCTGCAAAGGCCAATGACATTCTCCCTCGTGTTGCACAAAATAAAGATTTCTTTTTATGCAAGTTTTGCGAGTTTCGTGAAACGTGCTGGAAGGAGTAAAATATGGGACGCGCTTGGGCGGCGGCATCCCATATTTAGTAGTTAGTCTGTGGACAGGGACAAGATAATGAACATTACAGCTTTTGGCAAGACTTCAACAGAAGTAGCAGACAGAATTTCAAGGGAAGTTCCGCGTAGCGTACAGCTACACGCATTGTTGGAAACTTATCCGTCTGGAATACAAAGAGGGAAAGAATTCTTCATCGGATCTTTGCGCGGTGAAGCGGGTAAGTCTTTGAGAATTAACATAGACACAAGTAGTCCTTGGTTTATGACTGGGAAAGACTTCGAATCGGGTGACGGAATCGGAGGTATTTGCAAGGTATTTAAGGAAGGTCGTGGCTGGTCAATCGCAGAAACCGCCAAATACTTTCAAGATTATCTGCCAAGAGAATACGTTGCTCCACCTGAAAACATCGTTAAGCCGAACAATCCAATTAACTTCTCGGTTATGTCATCACCAGTAGTGCCACAAGCTCCGCAACAACCCGAACAAAAGCAAACAATCAGCCCCAGCACACCGTTTGAGGAGGAATATCCTTATACAGATGAAGATGGCGTAGTTCTCGTTACAGTGCGCAAATACTTTGACCGGGACGTAAGTGGAGAAATTGTTCGGGATAGCGCCGGGAAACCGAAGAAGCAATTCCGGCAGTTCATGAATGGTCGTCAAGGCGTGCCTGAACCAAGACCTCTATATAATATCCCGAACATATCTGGAGCAAGCAAAGTTATCTGGGTCGAGGGAGAAAAATGCGCGAACGCTTTAACTGAGCTAGGATACGCTGCGACTTGCACCATCGGCGGTGCGGGTATGCTGTCAGAAAACACAGCGCATAAGTTCGACTTCACGCAACTGCGCAACAAAGAATTAGTCCTATGGCCCGATAATGACGAAGCTGGCAAGAAGCTCGCTCGCATTGTCGAAGCGAAAGCTAAAGAAGCTGGGGCAAAAAGTACACTGATTTTGCAAATACCTGCCACAAAAGAAGAGAAGTGGGACGCGGCAGACGCAATTGATGAGGGCTTTGACATTGAGAAGTTCATTAAATCTCAAGAAAGCAAGATCAAAAAGCCAATCTCTCTGCTAGATGAGAGCCTGTTAATCGACAAGTATTTCGTTGGTTCCCCACCAGAACAAAAGTTTCTTATAGGAGACACAATACCGCTCGGCGTGCCTACAGTGTTCGCAGCAGCAGGGGACAGTGGTAAAGGTATGATGACACTCGATCTCGCAATGAAGGTCGCATCGGGCGCATCTATGCAAAGCGCATTCGGTGGCCTCGTAGCAGAGCACGGAGATGTAATCCTAATTACAGCAGAAGATGATAAAGGTGAGATGCACAGACGTATCTCTCGCCTTGATCCACAGAAGTATCGTGAACATTACGATCATAAGCTGCGCATCCTACCACTCCCTAACCTCGGCGGCGTGTTTCCAATTATGCAGAAGTTCGACAACAGCTACCTTATGGGCGCAGAGTTCGAGCGCATCTATGAGCAAATGCTTGAGATGAAAAACCTGAAGTTAATCATCATTGACCCTATGGCATCGTTTGTTCACGCAGATGTAAATGCTGATCCAGCGGCGGGTGCTGCATTCATGGGCCTACTCGCACAGATGGCAACCGAAACAGGCGCAACAGTCATGGTTAATCACCACATGGCGAAGATCAAAGACAACGAGCCAGTTAAAACGCCAGAGCAAGCGCGTAATCTCATCCGCGGTACATCAGCTATCGTTGATGGCGTGCGCTGCGCATTCTCGGTTTGGTCAGTAGACGAAAGCACAGGAAAGCAACGCTGCAAAGATTTAGGCATAGAATATACTCGGAACGGTGTGTTCGATGGCGCAGTCGTAAAATCAAATGGGCCAGCTAATCGGGACATCAGACACTTTATTCGTAACCCGAACACTGGCCTACTCGAAGATCGCTCGGTTGATATTAGATCGTTGGCTATGTCGCATACGGTTCGTCAGCGCCTTGAACACATTGCTGAGTTCGTGCGTATGCGCGAAAACGAAGGCCGTGCCGTGTCTTTCGGTGGGAAAGATGATGGCCTATATCCTGCCGTAAAAGAATCAAATTCAGGTGAGCCGTGCGTTATATTCCTTAAAAGCGCAGGAAAAGAGTCAACAATCAAAGCCGCTATCACTTCCGCAATATCCGC